AACTGTATAGAGTGCCGTAAAGGGCTTTATATTTTAGATCTTGCTTAATTAAAGGAGAAACTATATGTCTAAGATCATCGGTATCGACTTAGGAACCACAAACTCATGCGTGGCTATCCTAGAAAATAACAAACCCAAAGTAATTGAAAATAATGAAGGTGCTCGTACTACACCTAGTATCGTTGCCTATGGCGATGAAATCCTAGTTGGTGCACCGGCTAAACGTCAAGCAGTAACCAATCCTAAACGAACAGTCTACGCTAGCAAACGCCTAATTGGTCGTAAGTTTGACGAACCAGAAGTACAAAAAGACATCAGCTTAATGCCATTTGAAATCATCAAAAACAAAAACGGTGACGCATGGGTTAAGATTGATGATAAAGAATTAGCACCACCACAGATCTCAGCAGAAGTCCTGATCAAAATGAAAAAGACTGCTGAAGACTATCTCGGCTATGAGGTAACACAGGCAGTTATCACTGTTCCGGCTTACTTCAATGATGCACAACGTCAAGCCACTAAAGATGCAGGTAAGATCGCGGGATTAGAAGTTCTACGTATCATCAATGAGCCAACAGCGGCCGCCCTGGCATTTGGCATGGACAAAGCTGATAAGAAAGATAAAAAGATTGCTGTATACGACCTAGGTGGTGGTACGTTTGACGTAAGTATTATCGAGATTGCTAACCTAGATGGTGAATTCCAATTCGAAGTATTGTCTACAAATGGTGATACATTCCTTGGTGGTGAAGACTTTGACCAACGCTTGATGGACTACATCATTGATGAGTTCAAAAAAGAATCAGGTGTAGACCTTAAAGGTGACCAACTGTCATTACAACGATTAAAAGAATCAGCTGAAAAAGCCAAGATTGAATTATCATCAAGCCAATCAACTGCTGTAAACTTGCCTTACATCACAGCAGATGCTAGTGGTCCTAAACACTTGAATGTCACTATCTCACGTGCTAAGTTTGAAGCCTTGGTAGAAGACTTGATCACACGCAGTATCGAACCATGTAAGGTAGCATTAAAAGATGCAGGAGTCTCAGCTGATGATATCAGTGATGTTATCCTAGTTGGTGGTCAGACACGTATGCCTAAAGTACAGGACGCAGTTAAAGAACTGTTTGGCAAAGAACCACGCAAAGACGTTAACCCAGATGAAGCAGTAGCAGTAGGTGCAGCTATCCAAGGTGCGGTACTTGCAGGTGATAAGACTGACGTTCTATTACTAGACGTTACTCCACTAAGTCTTGGTATTGAAACCATGGGTGGTGTGTTTACTAAACTTATTAAGAAAAACACAACTATTCCAACTAAGGTTAGTCAAACATTCTCAACAGCAGAAGATAACCAACCAGCTGTGACAGTTAATATCGCACAAGGTGAACGTGAGTTTATCAAGGACAATAAGAAACTAGGTGAGTTCAATCTAGAAGGTATTGCTCCGGCACCACGTGGCATCCCAGCTATTGAAATTACATTAGACATTGATGCTAATGGTATCTTAAAAGTGTCAGCTAAAGATAAAAACACTGGCAAAGAAAACAAAGTCACTATCAAAGCCAACAGTGGACTAAGTGAAGATGAAATTAATAAGATGGTTGAAGAAGCGGAAAAGAACGCCGAAGCTGACAAGAAACAACGTGCTTTAGTTGATAGTCGTAACAATGCCGACAGCCAACTTTACCAAGTTAATAAAACATTAAAAGATCTAGGTGATAAGATCACAGCAGATGAAAAGACAGCTATCGAAGCGGCAGTTAAAGCAGTAGAAAAAGCCATTGAAGGTGATGACATTCCAGCTATCACGGACAGTGTTGAAGCACTGACTAAATCTGCAGAGCCATTATTCAAAGCCTATCAGGCCGCCGAAGCAGCCAAGTCCGCCGAAGTACAGCCAGGCGCTGAAACAAATTCAGAAAAACCAGCAGGCGACGTTGTTGATGCTGAGTTCACTGAAGTTAAGAAAGATGCCGAATAAGGGTCTTTCTGTTATTTTTGCTTAACTATAAGGAGAATAAGCTATGAAACAAGTATATATTAACAGTTTGGATATTCCAAGTATCCAAAGATTTGCAGTTGGATTTGACCGCATGTTCGATGAGCTCAGCAGAACAGCTGGCACATTGAATGCCAGTAACTATCCACCTTACAACATTATCAAAGAAAGCGAAACTATTTGGAAGATTGAAGTAGCTGTCGCAGGCTTTGACGAAAGTGAGTTGGATGTTGAGATCGTTAACAACGAACTAGTTGTTACCGGGGCAGTCAATAAAGAAAACAAACTAGAACAACAGTATCTACATCAAGGTATTGCTGGCCGTGACTTTGAACGCACATTTGCTCTTGCAGACAATGTAGAAGTTAAAGGTGCCAGCGTTAAGAATGGTATCTTGACTGTTACTTTAGAACATATCGTTCCAGAGTCAGCCAAGCCAAAAAAGATTGCAATTACCTTTCAGAAGTAGTATAATATAATAGTGGGGGTAGTTCAACTACCCCGCTGTTTAACGTGAGATTCAATTATGTCAACAACATTCGAGAAGGAATATATGGGTAAAGCCGTTACCAAAACAAGACCACAGCCAAACTTTGACCTCAAAGAGCCACCCATGTATCGAGTTATCTATATCAATGACGAAGTAACTACTATGGAATTTGTTGTTGAAACCTTAGTTACTATTTTCAATTACACACCCGAAGCCGCACATGACATGACTGTAAAAGTGCATGCAGAAGGCTCGGCTATCGTAGCAGTGCTACCATATGAGATGGCAGAACAAAAAGGTGTAGAAGTTACACAGCTGGCTCGTAATAATGGGTTTCCATTGGCTGTCAAACTAGAGCCAGATGTATGATTTTTAATAAAGTACAGGAATTAAAATCACAGGGATTACGTATAGGATTTACCGCCAGCCAATTTGACATGTTACACGCAGGACATGTTGCCATGTTAAGTGAAGCTAAAAATCACTGTGACTACCTTATCGCTGGACTGCAAAACAATGCCAGTTGGGATCGTCCTGAAAAGAATGCACCAATACAGAGTATAGTAGAACGACAAATACAACTAGCGGCCACTCGTTATGTAGATGAGATCGTAGTCTATAACACAGAAAAAGATCTTGAAGACATATTATTAACATTACCTATCGATGTTAGAATACTAGGTGTAGAATATCAAGATAAAGAATTTACAGGTAAGGATATCTGTAACAGACGCAACATTAAATTAATTTTTAATAGTCGTGATCACAGTTTTAGTTCTAGTAGTCTTCGTAAACGTGTAGTTGAAGCTGAAAGTAAAAAATAATGGATATAATGTTAGATTTAGAAACACTGAGCGTCCGTCCAGATGCTACTATATTGACCTTTGGTGCTTGTAAGTTCAGTCCTTATAAACGTCATGAAATTACAGATGGTATATACTTCCGTGTCAGTGTAGATGAACAGATCACCCTAGGTCGACACGTAGATGACAACACTGTAGCATGGTGGGGGCAACAAGCAGATGATGTTCGTGAAGAAGCACTCGGCGAAGGTAATCGCGTTTCGTTGGATGAGTTTACCAAGCAGTTAAATAGATTTCTAGTGGGCGCAGATAACATCTGGGCACAAGGCCCTGTATTTGACATCGTTATCTTAGAAAACTTATATCGCCAATTGGGTTTACCTTGCCCGTGGCAATTTTGGCAGATCCGTGACAGTCGCACACTATTAAGCACACACGGTGATCCTAGAGATAAAAACAAAGCAGGCTTACATAATGCATTGGAAGATTGTGTCAGCCAAGCCCAAGCAGTTCAAACAGTATTTGAACAGTGTGGCATTACGGAGAAGCGTTAATGGATATTATATTTGGTAGAGAAAACGCTGAAAAATTGCGTGAAAAATATACAGTTTTAGATTTAGAAACTGTAGAACAAGATGGTGTTAGTCTAGAAGTATTTTGCCTAATTCCAGCAGACAAAATTGGACTCACTGATCTACCACAACTAGACAACTGGATTAAACTACATAACGATTTCTTAAATGGGTATCATACTCAACAGTACGACTACTGCCGCCAATGTATCGAACACCTCATGGGCAAGTTTGGTGGCGAAGTCGACACATTCTACGAAGAAATTCTCGGTAGAATTAATAAAACTACAAAATAATCAAAAAAAACTAATATTATCTCTCAGAGATAAATAAAATTGCAACGCCGATAGCAATATCGACGTCGGATTTAAGTTGACGCCTGGAGTAATATTACTCCTTTACTAGTGTGATACACTTATAACGCCCGCTTATGTCAATCGACGCCTAGGGTAGTACAACCCTTTTACTACTGTGTTACACGTAGAACGCCGTCCGTAAGTATCTTCTCAGAAGATGCTAGCACTGTTATACAGGATGCTAGTATTTTCTCCCCAGGTATACTAGCATTCTCTACTAACTTTTTAAAAAAATTTTAAAAATTCATTTTGGAAAAAATTTGGATTTTCAATTATTCATATGAGGATGATTAGATGAAAAAAATATTTGTAATTTTATTATTGGGCCTAATAGGACCATTACAAGCAGCAGAACCAATCGCATTTACGCATGCTGATCCGATCGGATCAGATTCTGATACAGAATTAAACTATATCGTTAAATCACTTGGTGATCTAGGAGAAAAATCAGTATCCCAAATCACAGGTAAATGTGTAGATACAGTTAAATTTTGGCAATCTACAACAAATCCAGTTATCATGCAATACAGTAGTAATTGGCCAAGGACATCAATTAACCAAGACAAAGCCTGCAACGCCAGCCTAAAAAATTCTCAAGTGTTAGAAAGAAAAATCACACCAGTTTGGTTTTGTAGTGCTAAAGACTTTAAACTAATGGATACTAAAGATTTAAAAGTAATGTTAGATCATCCAGCCGACTTATTCATCGATGAAGTGCAATCTAAAAATAAGTATTCTTGGAAAACTTCTTTCAATTCACAAGGATTTTTTGAAAAAATGATCAATGTATCCACTGGCGGAGTAGACTATGCTTTTTTTAATAAAAGTCCAGAATTATTAGATAAAGTAAAAAGTGGTGATATTGTGTGTCATACTAGTAGCATGCAAAATGACACGATACCATATATGAATGAGTTTTTTAAAGTCAAGATAGATGCCAATAGTAGTTTATCTTTTTACAGCATCACTGTCGCAAAAAATTTGTCCGAATCACAAATAAAAACAGTGAAAAAGATAATCAGTGATAAAAAAATCACAAATGAAAGTGGACCTGGTATGAATACAGTTCCTCTTATTTCAAATAACGAGCAGATGTTAAAAGAATTTTGGACATACACTTATCAAAATTAATTAAAATATTTTTAGGAGAATCATAATGAAGAAGGTAATTTTAGCAACACTAGCAGCATCAATTTTTAGTGCCCCAGTACTGGCTAATCCAAAAATTGAATTCTACGGTAATATGGATGCAGGTATTGTTGGAGCTAGTAACATGGGAGCCAACAAAGACACAGGTACAATATTTTTAAATTCACCAATGAGAACCAGTAGGCTTGGTTTTAAAGGTAAAGAAGGAATAAGTGACGGATTAACGGCTGGATTCCAATTAGAACATCAAATTTTACCTGGTGACGGATCTAATGGAAATTCAGCAGGTACAAGCAGTACGTCAAATACTTTATTTAATTTAGCAGCTAATTTGTGGATCGAAGATGCTACACTAGGAAAATTAACGCTTGGTAGACAAAACTCCATAGCTTTTGAAGCGGCTATACAGGGAGATACTCGAAAAGGTATGAATTTCGGTAGCATGATGACCTATTGGAATGAACACAGTATGTTTGGTGGAACGTCTACTAAAGCCACTGGACAATCAACGCTCAATGGTGGGAATCAATGGAGTAATGCAATTCGTTATACATCACCTAAATGGAATAACTTTACTTTAGCAGCACAATATGGTGTGGGTGGTGTACCTGGTGATTTAGACGCTAATAGAAAATTAGCTGCAACAGTTACATATACTGGTGTTAAAGATCTTACACTTGTGGTAGGTCAAACTCTTATCAATGATACAACTAAAGAAATTGGTCGTACTTCAATTTTTACAGGTAATTATAAAATCAATGACAGTTTTATTGTTGCAGCAGGATTTTTGAAACTTGAAAATCCAAGTAATACCGACGGAGCATTTGGTGAATACGATTTAAAAATGCTTTCAACCAAATATGAAATAACCAAGGAAGTAGCACTTAGCGGTGGTTGGTATCAACTTTCAGATAAGGTCAACAAAGACAACGAGTCTACACAGTATTCTCTAGTTGCTGATTATACTCTGAGTAAGAATACTGGTTTATATTTAGGATGGGCCAGAACAGAAAACGAAGGTGGCATGGGTATTGTTCCATTTGGTCAAGGCACAATGAACCTGAACAGTAAATCTAGCAGCTATAGTTCAGCGATAGTTCAGAGTGCAGGCGAAACACACGATGCAGTAGTAGCTGGTATGATTATTAGATTCTAATAGATTGATTATGTATACGGGCATTCTGCCCGTATACAATATTATGCAGAAAACATATCTAATCACCGGCGCTGGACATTTTCCTGGTATAGGCAGTTGTCTAGCTGAAAAATTATTAAAATCTAATCATAATGTTGTTATTAATTCGAGAACATTTGACGATCATTGGATTAAATTAACTTCGCAATATCCCTATAACTTAAGAATAGTTAAAGGTGACATTTCGGATGAACAAGTTCAAGATAAACTAATTACAGAAGCTGTCGATAATTGGGGAAGTATTGACACATTAGTCAATAATGCCAGCACTATATCGGCTTCTGCTGTACCAAATAGAGATAATTGGTCTGACGAATTTTTAATTAATGTTACTGTTCCTTATGAACTTTCTCTAAAGACATCCGGATATCTGAGAGAAACTCAAGGTAGTATTATAATGATTGGTAGTCGAATGGGAATACAAGTAACTAGCAAAGACAACGCAAATAATCTATGTTATAGTATCGCTAAATCAGCCATGCACCATCTAACAAAATCACTAGCGGTAACGCTAGGACCCAATATCAGAGTTAATGCGATTGCACCTGGTATGATAGAATCAGCAAGATTAAACAATAAATTCAATGATATAGAAAAACTAAAACAAAAGTTTGTTAACAATAGCCTTTTAAATAACACCGTTGATATTAACAGTCTAATAGATTCTATTATATTTCTAGCTGATAATTCCAGTATCACTGGTCAAATCCTATCAGTATGCAATGGAGCTAGTGTTAATAAAATATCTTAACAAAACACTCACTTAATTCCTAGCCCCTGGCCAGATAAATACTGGTAGGAGACTGGACAAAATGAAATACCTTCTGATTTTATTATCTTTGATCAGCACGGCTGTGTCAGCGCAACCTCTGCCTGACTACACATTCAAGAGTCCAGCATTCAATGGTATTGGTTATTCAAGCCATGAGTTGACCATCGAGAATCTAGAACACACACGTAAAGAACAGATACGCAAAGACATGGAAGGGGCTATAGAAAAAGCGAAAAATGACAAGAATAATACCAATCTAGCCAAGTTCCTGAACAATTTAGAGTCAAGGATCTATGCCCAGATCAGCCAGAACATAGCTACTGCCATGTTTGCTGACAGCACGCAGACTCATGGATCATTAGATTTTGAAGGCAGCACTATAAGTTGGACCAAGAACGGAACAGAAAGCATCAGCCTGACTGTGATCGATCCTACTGGATCCAGCACGGTAGTCACTATACCATTGGGACAGTTTATATTCCAATAATATGAAAAAAATATTAGTATTATTGATCATGATAGTATTAACAGGCTGTGCCACTACCAGCCTTGTTACCAATCCTGAAAAGCCCAGGGTGGTGAGGAACATCATGGAAAAGGAATTTGATATACTTCCTCCTCCAGCTGGCAAGCCCATAGTGGTAGCAGTATACAGTTTTACGGATAAGACAGGTCAGAGAAGACCTGCGGCGAATATCGCCAACTTATCTACAGCAGTAACACAAGGTAGTGAAGCATTCTTGATCAAAGCCCTGCAGGATGTGGGCAAGGGTCGTTGGTTTGATGTAGTAGAACGTGTGGGCATAGATGGCCTGACCAAAGAACGTCAGCTGATACGCCAGATGCGTGAAGCCTATGATGGTGCCAAGGCTAAACCTCTGGGACCAATGATGTATGCCGGAGTGATCATAGAAGGTGGTATAACCGGCTATGATTCCAGTACAAAAAGTGGTGGATTTGCCGCTCGCATGCTGGGCATAGGGCCACAGACACAGTATAGTGAAGATATAGTAACAGTTAGTTTACGTGTAATAAGTGTAAAT